AGGGGGGCAACCCCCTTTTTTATTAACCAATAATTATATTATGGAAAACGAAATAGAGTATATAATGGTAAAACAATTAACAAAAAAAGAAAATAGAAAGAACCTTATCAAAATATTTGGCGGTGCTTTATTATGTGGGTTATTTGGAATTGCGTCAATGTATTTCTTTTTATTCTTTATCTTATGGGCGAATGAAATTACCGAAAAAATTGCCGGATATTTTTGATATGAAAGAAGCTTGTTGGTACGAAGAAATATACGTCGTTCAAAAACCTATAAAAGTAGGAACTAAAAAAGGAGGCTACGACGTTACCTTAAATATAGATTACAAGGGTAAGAATACGATCGAAGGAAACGAAACATACAAACAAAATTCTAGAGAATTAGAAAACAAAATAGAAGAGGCTTATAGATACGCCTATAAGAGATTTATATTAAGAGAATAGTTTGGGCAGCTATAAATGTCTTTTTCATTTGTTTGGGGAATTAGAGGAGCTTAACTAGGTTCCTCTTTTTCTATTTATACAAATTAGGTTTAATTTTATTATATATATATGAAAGTACAAATAAACGTTCCGGATAGTTTAAAAGATATTACTCTAGAGCAATACCAAAGATTCGAGAAGATAAATACCGAAGAGAATAAAGATAGCTCCTTCCTACTACAAAAGATGATAGAGATATTTTGTAACCTCAACCTTAAAGACGTAGCTAATATAAAATACAATAGCGTTCAAGAAATAACAAACCATTTAAATAAAGTCTTCGAAGCTAAAACGGAATTAATAACTACTTTTAAATTAGGAGGTATTGAGTTTGGATTTATACCCGAGCTTGATAATATAACTCTAGGAGAATATATAGACCTCGATACTTATTTAGGCGAGTGGGATAATATGAAAAAAGCTATGAACGTCCTATATAGACCTATAACTAATAAGAATAAAAATAGATATACTATAGAGGATTATAAAAAAAACGATAATACCGAACTTCTAAAAAGTATGCCTTTAAATATCGTAATGGGATCTCTTGTTTTTTTTTGGAATTTAAACAAAGAGTTATTGCAAACTACCCTGAGATATTTGAACAAAGAAGCGAAGAAAATGAATATGGACCAGCGGCTAGTTTTGGAAGAAAATGGGGATGGCTATCCTCTATATACGGTCTCGCACAAAAAGATGTTACCAAATTTGAAGATATCACAAAATTAAACGCACATAAATGTTTTCTATACTTAGCGTTTGAGAAAGAAAAGATAGAACTAGAAAGAAAACAAATAAAAAATAAATGAAAGGATTCTATAACTTAACGGATAAATTAAAAGATACTTTACTTGCGGAACCTTTTGTTAATACGGTAACCTTTGGAAGCTTAGACGATATAGATCTAAACAAACAAACTATCTTCCCGTTGTCTCATATTACGGTAAACAATACAACCGTAGGAACTAATATATTAACGTTTAACGTTAGTATCCTATCAATGGATATAGTAGATATAAGCAAGGCGGAGACTACGGATATATTCGTAGGTAACGATAACGAGCAAGACGTTTTAAATACTCAACTAGGGTTATTAACTAGAGTTATAAATACCTTACAAAGAGGAGACTTATATACCGAACTATATCAAGTAGAAGGAGACGTAAGTTGTGAGCCTTTTGTAGATAGATTCGAGAACAAGCTCGCCGGTTGGGCAGCTACCTTTGACGTAATAATCGAAAACGATATGACGATATGCAACTAAAAGAAGTAAATAAAACTCTTAATAAGTTCGGTAAGTACGTTGTATCTCAAGCTAGAGCGAATCTAACTAGAGGTAAAAAGAACTATACAAGAAACCTATACGAAAGTATTACCTATATACTAGAGGAGTCTAAAATAGGTCCACGTATATATTTCGAGATGGACGATTACGGTATGTTTCAAGATCAAGGAGTTAAAGGTAAAAATCCAAGTCTTGTAAAGAACGGGAAACAAAAAGCTCCAAATAGTAAATTTAGTTTCAAGAATAAAATGCCTCCTCAGAAGCCGTTATCGGAATGGGCTAAAAGTAAGAGTATAAGATTAAGAGATAGTAAAGGACAATTTAAAAAAGGAAGCTACCAAACAATAGGCTTTATATTACAAAAAAGAATATTTGCTCAAGGTATAAAACCAAGTCTATTCTTTACTAAACCTTTTGCTAAATCATTTAAGAACCTACCTCCGGAATTAGCAAATAGTTTTGGTATAGATATAGAAAAAATATTAAGTTGATATGAGTACAAAGATAAACGTAAGAAGCCCCTTTTATTTACACTTAGTCGAACCTAGTCCTCCCTTACCTGACTTTGATTGTTCGGTCGCGGGCTTAGTAGGTTTTGAAGTAGATAATCAAGGTATAATAACTTTACCTAGTCCCGCCGTTGGAGTTATAGATTCTATATCGAGCGACGACGGAGACTTTTCTAATAACAAGTTCCCTACCGAAACAACGGATACCTCGAGAACGATAAAAATAAAACTACTTATTCCTATAGGTTACGCAAATACGATTGATATCTTTTTTGAATGTCCCGTTACCGCAACGCAACCGGGAGTAACTAGCTCGGTCGTACAGCCTACGGTTTGTTCCGGTGGACCAGGTACCTCGGGAAGTATAAGCGCTCAAAGTTTATCGGTAGGCGGATCTAGTATAGATATTGCTTTAGCGGGATTCTTTACAAGCGAAACAACATACGCTTTTTCTAACTTAAATCCTAACTTAGTAACGGCGGCGTTAAGCGGTAGTACTTTAACTTTATCGCCAAATGTAATAGCGGGATCGACTACGGTTTACGCAATAGGGAGAGACGCTAGTTATCCGACAACTTGCGAGGCTACTCAAAGTATAGCGGTTACGGTAACGGATAGTACTACGGCTTTTAGTTGTACCGCTCCAACTAATCCGGCTTTACAAGGAGGAGGTATTACTCAAGCGGGGGCAATAACAAACCCTACAACAATAGGAACTATAACAAAGATAATGGCAACCTCCGGAGGCGGAGCGATAACAAGTGTAGCGGCAAATAGCGGATCGTCGGCTCAAAACGTAACTTTGTTTTTTAATATTACGGTACCTTCGGGTTATTCAAACGCTACGGCTACCGTAGAATGTTCTACTACTTTCTCTCAACCGGGAACGACGGCTCCTACGTTTACTTGTTCTTTGGCAAACCTTACAGGTCAAGCAATAGCAAGAAACGGAGCAATATTTTTAGGATCTTCAACCCTAGGAACGGTTAAGAGTTTTACAGCACCGAGTACTCCTTTTGTAGACGTACCGACGGATACTTCAAGAACGGTAGTATATCAAGTAGAAATACCTTCGGGTTATTTAAACGCGGGATCTACAATAGATTGTAGCGTAACAATGACGCAACCGGCGACGGTAAGTATTTGTGGATCAAACAATTTCTTTATAAGTTCGGGAAAGACAACGCAGGAGGGACATTGTAACGCAGCTTACGGTGCGAATAAAGCGATAAGCTCAACGGCGGCAAGTTTAAACGCGCTTCTTAATAGTCAAGTATGCCAAGGCGGTGTAGCCTTCGACGGTAACGGATTATATTACGGCGTATTTACTTCGTCGGCTTCAAGTGCAATAGGAGCGGTAGGTAAATCTTATTATGTAATAAAAATAGAAAGTACGGGAATAGTTAGCGAATTAGCAATAGTATCTTGTAATACTACGGGCGGAGGAGCTGGCGTAATAGTATAAAATTATGAGTTTAAAAAGTGTAGTAGTAGATTTATATATTTGGGATGGTACGATTTCCGATCAACCTATAGCGCCCGCGTATACAATTAATAAAAGTGTAATAAGCGGACAGACAAATATAACTTTAGAAATAGCGGAACTTGTAAGGGATTATTTTACTATTACCTTTAACAACGATTACAATTCTATTGCAAGATATGTACGAACCGTAGTAAGTTCTTTTGACGATAGCGATGAGCCTTTCGATACGAATCCTATTGTAACCGATTACGTCGCTTTAGACGGTTACGGATATTTTGAAGAGGGAGCAAATCCGGAGTTAGATAGACACACTTTGATAAGTTCAACGGATATATATCTTCCCGAAGGTACCGGAGGAAAGTTTCCAATATTTGCCGAAGGAGTAGGTAAGGTAATTATAGATTCAACGACAACTCAGATAACCGATAACGGAAATACAAACCAAAAAATACAATACGTTTCAATCCCCGCAAATACCTCAACTATACAAGTTTTCGATACGGACGATAGTACGATTAAAAAGACAATAAAGGTAACTAATATTTGCGAACCAAAATATACTACTTTTAAAGTAACCTTTGTAAATAAGTTTGGAGCTTTTGAAGATTTGTATTTCTTTAAGAAAACTAGCGAAGTAACAAACGTAACCGATGAGCTATTCAAGAAAAATATAATTACTAATACCTCTTCTAATTATAATACTTACGAAAATCAAAAAGGAAGAATAAACGTAAACGCTCAAACTTCCTTAACAATGAATACCGGGTATGTAAGCGAGGTTATGAATCAAACAATAGAAGAACTATTCTATAGCGAAAACGTTTATATAAGATACGAAAATAAAACTCTAGCTATAATACCTAAATCAAAATCATTACAATACAAAACTTCTTTAAACGATAAACTAATAAACTATACCATAGACTTCGATTTCGCGTTTGATAGAATTAATAATGTTAGATAATGTTACAACTACAAATTTATTTTGATGGTCAACAAGTAGAACTTTTTAAAGATGAGAGTATTGTATTAACACAATCAATTCAAGATATAAAGGATATACAAAAAGTCTTTGTACCTTTTACTCAAACGTTTAACGTTCCCGCAAGTAAACAAAACAATATAATATTCCAACATTTCTATAACTTTAATATAGAAGGATTCGACGCTCGTAAAAAAACCCGTTCCGAATTATACCTTAATTATAAGCTATTTAAAAAAGGTAAGATAAAACTTGAAGGAGTACAACTTAAAAACAACGAACCGCATACTTACAAGCTTACTTTCTTTGGCGATACTATAAATCTAAAGGATCTAGTAGGCGAAGATAAATTAACCGCTTTAGGTCAATTAAGTAAATACAAATTCGACTGGACCGATACTAATATATCAACCTATATGGCAACCGGATTAAACGTAGCTACTCCAACCGGTACAATGGTCGACGCGGTTATAGTTCCTTTAATAACGCATACGGCTAGGCTAATATTCGATAGTAACTCAAGCGTAACTAATACCGATACTATAAAGAATATAAATCCGTCTGCGGGTACAAGTACAGATTACGGTGTACCTTATAGTCAATTAAAACCTGCAATTAGATTACTAGCTATAATACAAGCTATAGAAATAGAATATGGTTTAACTTTTAGTACGGACTTTTTTAATAGTACAAATACCGCCTTCTTTAATTTGTATTTATGGTTACATAATAAAGAGGGGGATTTTCAAACAAACCAAGACGCTCAATATCAAGGAATAAATATTACAAACAAAGTAGATAAAAAACAATTCTTTACCGGTTTTAAAAACGCAAGTTATTCCTCTTTTTTAGACGATATAAAAGCTAGAAAGTATTTTAACGATAGAAACTTCGATAAGATATTTAGAAAAATGAACGTTATAGTTGTACCTAACGGAGCAGCCGTCTATACCCTTGTAATTAAAAAAGACGGTCAAGAGTTCCAAAGGTTTGAGAATCTAACAGGTACTACCTCGTTAGGGCAAACGGGGACGCTTAAAGATAAAGATTGGCTAGAACACGAGGACGGAGTATTTACTTATTTTATAGAAACGGAAGCGGTTTCAAGTTATACAATAACAGTAGAATTATTAGTCGGTAAGAAAGGAATAGGAAGAGCGCATCCAACCGGATCTTTTCAATTAACCGCGGCAAAGACGGCAGATGATCCCGCAGATCCTTTGCAATTAGTACCGGATATTAAAGTGTTAGACTTTCTTACTTCTATATTTAAAATGTTCAATCTTACAGCGTTCCAAGATTTAGACGGTATTATACAAGTTAAAACATTAGACAACTTTTACGCAAGTAGTACAACGGTACACGATATAACTCCTTTTATAGATAAAACGGAAACTATTACGGATACCGTATTACCTTTTAAAGAAATAGATTTTAGTTACGAAGGTACCGATAGCTTTCTAGCAAACAACCATTTCCAAATAGCCGGCGTTGAATGGGGATCCTTAAGATCTGACGGATCTAACTTTCAAGCTACAAACAAATTCGACGGTCAACCCTATAACGTTAAATTACCTTTTGAGCATTTTAAATACGAACATTTATATACTCAAGCAAATAACGTAGTAAGTTCAAACGATAGCGGAATACAATACGGATATTCGGTAGACGAAAGCGAAAGCCCGTATTTAGGTAAGCCTCTTATATTTTACGCAGTCAACGCAAACGCAACAATTAGAACTTTAAACTTAGCAAATACAGCAGGTGCGTCCGTTGCTGGTCCATATATTCCTTTAAACTGCGAAGCGACGGGTAGTACTTCGTTAGTAGGAAAACAAAGTCTAAACTTTAACGCAGAATTCGATGAGTTCTCAAGACAAATAAATAATAAGAGCTTATTTGAAACTTATTATAAGACTTATATTAAAGACGTCTTCGACGTTCGTAAAAGACTTACAAGCGTAAAGGCTTATTTACCTATGAGTATTATTTATAAATTAGATTTAGCGGATCGATTTATATTGAATAATAACGAATATAGAATAAACAAAATATCTACAAACTTTGAAACAGAAGAAAGTAGTTTAGAACTTACTAATATATTTGAAGCTCCCGTATTTAAACAATTAAAAGTATTACAAGATAATTGTTTAACTGTTGATACTACGACAATAACCGCGGATAGTATAGATTTAAAAGTAGATTCCGGATGCGACAATCAATTTACTTTACCAAGTATAAAAACGGGTATACCTAGTACGACGGTAAACAACCCTACGAGTGTATTTGCAAATACAAGCTTAACGGTAACTCCTCCAACAATAGCAACCGATCAAATACCGGTATCTACTACAACGGAGGTATTCTTTAGTCATAAAATAACGGCAATAGGTAAAGTAGGTAATACGCAAAAGCTCGACGAATACGGATATTTATATTCTACGTCTTTAACTAACTTAAGTTCTACGGATAACGTTGATACCTTAAAAGCATTCGGGGATATAACTACGGTACCGTTTACTCCTACGTTAGCGGTTGTTAAAGTTTTATTAGATAACAATTTATCGGTAGATAGTACTTATAAGAAAGCAGGTTTAACGCATCCTGCGATACTTTATTATAGATTCTACGCGAGAACTAATACCGACGTACAAAACGATAAAGCAGATGCGATAAGTAGTATTGTAACCGCGGCTACCGTACCGGCTACTGTTAATCAATATAACAACGCAAGCGGAGAAAACCTTTATGGTATTGTTGGTACGGCGGGTTATATGAGCGCAGGCTCTCCGCAACATAACTTATCTAAAGGCAACTTTACTTTATATGGCGCCGAAGATCAAGATGGTATTATAATAGGAAATGTAATACAACCAAATGAATCCGCAATTAAAGAAATAGTCGAATGGTTATCTAGTGTCGCTAATCCAAGCGCGGGAACTTATTATCCTGTATCGCATACATTTAAAGCAATAAATAGATTTGGAGTAGATTTCTCCGCTGTATTTAATTTTAGCAATAAAACTAATGCTTTTGTAAAATATCATATGTATTTAAACGCTTACCCTATTGTAATGATTAAGGGAGGTACGGTTACAGGAAGTATAGTTACCGGAGGCTCTTTAGGATTGGCGTTTACGGTTGCAGATTTACAAAGTACTTCTTAAATAAAAAGATATGATTAAAAATATTTTAGACTTATTAGAAATAGCTAAAGAAGAAAACGCAAGAGGCGAATTTATAGATATAGCTTTAGGAAAAAACAAACTACCGGAGTCAATTAAAGAGGGACTCAATCAATATAAAAGAGGATTATGGGAAAAATAGTAATGGACGTCGAGGTAAAAACCGATAGCGCGATAGATAACGTAGACGACTTAAAAGAATCATTAGAAGACGTAAGTAAGGAAACTAAAAACGTATCCGACGGAGCAAACGTTATGGGCGGTCAACTTGACGCGGCAACCGGAGGAGCTATAAGTAAGTTTAAAGGATTGACTACAACTATTGTAGGAGTAGTAAAAAGTTTTAAGTCTTTAAGGTTTGCAATTATAGCGACTGGTATTGGAGCTTTAGTTCTAGCTATTGCTGCGGTAGGAGCGGCGTTTACTAATTCCGAGGAAGGTCAAAATAAGTTTTCTAAAATAATGATGCAAATCGGCGTAGTTACCGGTAACGTTATTGATATACTAGCAAACTTAGGAAAAGGTATTCTATCCCTTACTAAAATATTTAGCGATCCAGCCGCTGCGCTTCAAGGATTCAAAGACGGAATCGGAGACGCGGTAGACGGAATTAAAAACTTTAACGAAGAGACTAAAAAAGAAATTGAAATAGCCGGACAGCTAGCGGATCAATACGCGGAGGCGGATAGAGCAGAGAGAGCTTTATTAGTTTCTAGAGCAAAAGCAAATAGAAGTAGAGCAGAGCTTTTAGAAAAGGCGGTTAATAAAGAAAAGTTTTCGGTTGCAGAGAGAATTGGATTCCTCGAGGAAGCGGGAGCTATAGAAGAAAAGATTACAAACCAAGAAATAGAAGCGGCGCGTTTAAGGTTTGAAGCTAAAAGAGAAGAAAATACCTTATCCGGTTCTACTAAAGAAGACTTATTAGAGGAAGAACAATTAAAGGCGAGATTAATAGATCTTGAAACGGCAAAGCTTACTAAACAAAAAGAAGTAACAAGTCAAATTATAGCCGCAAAGGCAGAGGAGGCAGCTGCGTTAAAAGCAATAAGAGATAAAGAAGCGGCGGATATAAAAGCGGCTCAAGATTTAAAAGATTCTCAAGACAAAGAGAGAAACGATAGAATAGCAAAAGAGAAAGCCGATGCTAAACAAAAAGCAGACCAAGCTGAAGCTATTGCAGAAAAAGAGAAAGAAGACGCGGAAGCGGCAGCGTTAGATTTAGCCGCAGCGCAAAGAGACAATACCTTAAACGCTATTATAGGACTAGCGGGAGAGGGATCTAAGGTAGGTAAAGCGGCGGCGCTAGCACAAGCGACTATATCCGGAATACAAGGAGTACAAAACGCTTATACTACGGCACAAGCTTCGCCAATAACGGTAGCTTTTCCGGCATATCCTTTTATACAGGCAGGTATTGCGGGAGCGTTTGCTTTAAAAACAATAAAAAGTATTGTAAGCTCTAAAAAACCTAGCGCATCGTCTAGCGGAGGAGGAGCCGCAACATCAACGCCTCAAGCTCCAAGTTTTAACGTTGTAGGAGCTTCGGATACTAATCAATTAGCCCAAGCAATAGGAGAGGACAATAAAAAGCCTTTAAAAGCCTTCGTAGTTAGTTCTGACGTATCTACGGCGCAATCTCTAGATAGAAATATAGTCGAAGGAGCTTCGATAGGATAATATATAACAAAACAACTTAAAAAATATTATATTAATATGGATATAGTCGAATTATTTATAGACGAAAACGACGAAGTTTCGGGAGTCGAAGCGGTAAGCGTAGTAGAAAACCCGGCAATAGAAGAAAATTTTATAGCTTTAAAAAATCAAGAGTTTAAATTTGCGGAGGTAGATAAAGAAAAACGAATATTGCTTGGTCCAGCGTTAATTCCGAACAAGCCTATATATCGTCAAACCAAAGATTCGGAGTATTATATTTACTTTAGTCAGGCTACCGTTAGAAAAGCGAGCGAGTTATTCTTTATTAGAGGTAATCAAAATAACTCAACGCTAGAGCATCAACTTGAGCTTAAGGGATTAACTACTGTCGAATCTTGGATTGTAGAATCCGAACAAGACAAAAGTAGAATGTACGATCTTAACGTACCTATTGGAACTTGGATGATATCCGTAAAAGTAAATAATGATAAAGTTTGGCAACAAGTCAAAGCCGGAGACGTAAAAGGATTTAGTATAGAAGGCTACTTTGCGGAAAAATTAGAAACAAGACCTAACGAGCCTATTAAAGATGATTTATCTAAAATAGAAGACGAATATCTAGTCGAAGAATTAAAAGAACTTTTAGAAGAACAAAAATTAGAGTCTTTCTCGGATTATCCTAGCGGTGTAAAAAATAACGCTAAGAGAGGTATAGAGTTAAACGAAAAGGTAAGCAACAAATGCGCAACTCAAGTAGGTAAAGTAAGAGCGCAGCAATTAGCTCAAGGAAAACCTATAACGACGGAAACTATAAAAAGAATGTTTAGTTACCTAAGTAGGGCTAGAGAAGATTACGACGAAAACGATACGAAAGCTTGCGGAACTATTTCCTATTTACTTTGGGGAGGTAAAGCCGGTTTACGTTGGGCGGGTTCTAAACTTAAAGAACTCGATTTAATGGAAGAGGATTTAAAAAAACCTTGTTACGACGGTTACGAAATGATAGGCTTTAAAATGAAGAACGGAAAAAAAGTTCCTAATTGCGTACCAATAAAATAATATGGATTACAACCCAAGTCCTCAAAACGATAAACGAGCTTGTCTTTGTAAAGACGGAGTAACCTATTCTCGAGAATGTTGCGACGGTAGTCTAGAGGCTCAAGGTATAGGTAATATAGTAAAGACAACTACAACAAGATATTATAAAGTGACTAGTTGTAGCGGAGGGACGAAGCATATACATACGCACGATTTAGATTTAACCGTAGGAGATATATACTATTTAAAATTTGTACATAATAATCATTCGGATTGCTATACTATAACCTCAACAAGAAATAACGGACACTTTGAAATAACTTCGGCAACGGCGTATAATAATTGCGGTCTTTGTCAAGCGGCTAACTAAAAATACAACAAACAAAAAAGTAATTTATTATATATATATGAAATCAACTGATATGCTAAATAAAGTAAAAGAAATTCTTGGGGTTGAATTATCCGAAGAAAAGGAAGTAAAGTTGGCACAAGCCGAACTTGAGAACGGGACTATTATAGAGTCGGAAAGCTTCGAACCGGGGAACGAGATCTTTATAGTAACGGAAGACGAGCGCGTTCCATTACCTATCGGAGATTATAAATTAATTGACGGAGAGACCTTAATTATTAAGGAAGAAGGTATAATATCTTCTATTGGAGCCGTTGAAGAAGAAGAGCCAACCGAAGAAGTAGACGCGGAAGAAGTAAAAGCGGAAGACGAAAAAGAAGAAATGGGTTACGCTACTAAGGAAGAACTTGAAGAAGTTAAAAAGGTAGTTGAAGAAATTAAAGCTATTCTTATTCCTAAAGAGGAAGAAATGAGCGAGGACGTAGAAACAAGTGTTAAGTCCGAAGAGACTACTACGAAAACCGTATACGCTCAAAAAGAGGATTTATCCGAAGTTGAAAAGGTTAATCATAACCCGGAGAACGAAACAGAAAAGAAGATGAATCTTTATTCTCAAAAAAGAGGCAATACTACTTTAGATAGAGTAATGCAAAAAATATCAAACTTTAAAAATTAAATTAAATGTCAACAAAAATAACAACAAGTAACGACGTCTTAAGAGCTAGAGCAGAACAAGAAACTCTAACTACTACTCAAGATATCCCTGTAAACAAAGCAGGTACTGAATTTAATATAGCAACGGATGCTAAAGTAATGACGCTTCCAGCTATTTCTTCAGAAAATATAGGAATGGAATTTACTTTCCGTAATACGGGAGCGGACGGTAATAACATTATTACGCTTAGTCCGGCGGCAACGGATGCGATTCACGGAACTGTAGCGGCTGTACAATCGGGCGGTGTAGATAATAAAGATTGGATCAATACAAAAGCAACTGCTAATAAAGGCGATTGGTGTTCGATCAAAGCCGTAGCGTTAACCGACTGGTATTTAACAGGAGGAGACGGCGTTTGGGCAAGTGAATCATAATAATTAATAAATAAAAAATATACAATGGGAACGACAAATTCATTAACAACTACATACAGCGGTGAGTTCGCAGGTCAATACATCTCGGCAGCACTTCTAAGTGGTTCAACTTTGGATAACGGATTAATTACCGTTAAACCAAATATTAAATTTCAAGAAGTTATTAAAAAAGTAGCTTCTGACGATATCGTAAAAGATGCAACGTGTGACTTCGATCCAACATCGACGTTGACATTAACTGAGCGTATAATTACACCGTCAAATCAACAAGTCAATTTACAACTTTGTAAAAAAGATTTTCAAAACGATTGGGATGCTATCTCTATGGGATTCAGCGCATTCGACTCTTTACCAACTTCTTTTGCTGATTTCTTGATCGGTCACGTATCGGAAAAGGTAGCTCAAAGAACGGAGCAGTCTATTTGGAACGGAGCAGCTGCAACGGCTGGACAGTTCGGAGGTTTTAAAGAGCTTTTATTAGCAGACGCGGACGTTACGGACGTAGGCGGAGGAGCTGCGGTAGATTCTTCAAATGTAATAGCAAAATTAGGACTCGTAGTAGATGCGATTGGTAGCTCACTCTATACAAGCGATGACCTATTTATATATGTATCGCAGAACGTAGCAAGAGCATATGTTAGAGCGCTTGGTGGTTTTGCCACTAACGTTGGAGCAGCGGGTATTAACTCGGACGGTACTCAATGGTATACCGGAGGGACACTTTCGTTTGATGGCGTAAAACTCGCAGTAGCTAACGGATTAGCGGATAACACGATGGTTGCCGCAGAGAAAACTAACCTTTACTTTGGTACCGGTTTACTATCGGATCATAACGAAGTAAAAGTGATCGATATGGCGGATATTGATGGAAGCCAGAATGTAAGAATCGTAATGAGATTTACGGCTGGAGTTCAGTACGGGATTGGAAGCGACATCGTACTATATTCGTAATAGATAATTAATCAATTAAAAGGGTGGGTAAGCCAATAAGTGCCTACTCACCTTTTTTTTATAAAAAAATATACAGATGGCGTGTGATTTAACACTTGGTAGAAAAGAACCTTGCAAAGATGTTGTAGGGGGATTAAAAAATGTTTATTTTGTTGATTTTGGTGATTTGGGTACGGTAACCTTAGCCAATGACGAAATAACAAATATGACAGGGGCTTCAGGAAGTTTAACTGCGTTTAAGTACGAATTAAAAGGAAATAGCAGCTTTGAACAAGCTATTACCTCTTCTCGTGAAAACGGAACGACTTTCGTTGAACAAACCTTGACTTTAACTTTAAAAAAATTAACGAAGGAAGATAATAAAGAGCTGAAATTACTGGCTTATGGTAGACCTCACGTAGCGGTGGAAGACTATAACGGTAATGTCTTTATGATGGGATTAGAGCACGGTGCGGAAGTGACCGGGGGTACTGTTTCGACTGGGGCAGCTATGGCAGACCTCTCGGGATATACTTTAACGATGGCGGCATCTGAGCTTGCACCTGCCAACTTTATGGATTCAGATACAAAAGATGTAGACTTCCCATTTAGTGTAACAGATTACGCTGGTTTAGATGGTACAGTAACTATTACTTTAGGAACAAATTCTTAATAGGGTTTTTATTTGGTAAAATTAGGGGGTTTTTAGCCCCCTTTTTTTTTA